ATAAATTTTCAGTGTAACCTTACCTTCCTTTCTTTCTACAAAAGCATAAGCATATTTCTCAGCATTAAAAATATATTTATTTTCTCCTTTAATTATTACTTTGTGTGATATAGGGTATACTTCAGCATATTTCAACCATTTCAAAGGCACCCCATACGAGTTCCAATATTCTATATCATACTGTTGCCAATCTCTTATTTTACATTGTAAATCACTAGTGTCAACAGTTTCTTTTAAAGATTTATACTTTATCTTTTTATTCTGTATTTTTTTACCAGAGTGGTTACAAAGATCTTCATATACCTTTTTGACTGTGTCTGCAAAATTTAGTCCCCACAGCAAAGAAAGAAGGTCATAAAGACCCCCCTTCTTATTTGTGGCTAAATCAGTCCAGAAAACTTTTATACCATCATTACTATAAAGCCCAAAAGAAGGGTTTTTATCTTCTCTTAAAGGGCTGTTGATAAAACATGGGATTTTCTTTACTCCTAAATAAACTTGAATAGCTTCAAATTCATTTATTTGTTCTATCATTTCTTGTAAAGAAATAGTCGGATTTCCTGTACTGAAGGACATAATTTTTAATTATTTACCAAGGCAAAGCATCTGTGTTATTCTCTGAAGGAGTTGTGAAATCTGTAGTCTTTACTGTGTACTCATGCAAATCTGTAAACTCAAATTCTGTAGTACTAAGAGCTCCAGACTCTTGAGCCTGCTTTACATCTTTCTCCAATCTACTATAATCTGAAGCAAAAGACTTTAAGAACATTCTAGTATAAGTTGACTGATAGGTCTTTCCATCTTCAGTATTTCTTACTCCAAACAGAATCTTAATCTTATTATTAGGTTGATAGTTGATAATAGTAGACAGCTCAGAGAAGTCTCCATCAAAATACTTGCTAATGTTATCCAATCTAGCTTCAGCATCCTCTGGATTGTCTATCTTACCTACTATCTTACCATCTGCCCACTTATCTACACTAGGAATGCCAAGATAAGTCTTAATGAAATTAACCAACTCTTCTTCTCCTATGTAAGCAGGTCTATAATCCTTATCAATATTTGCAGGTCCATTACTATAAACAGGAATCTCATTAGTCTTAGCCTGCTCAATAGTAACCCAAGCAGTTCTACCATATTTATCAATTACCTGCACTTTAGTATTGTCTTTATTATATCTGTAAGAATTACGCACAAATATAGCAACTTTAGAAGTAAAATCTACAGGTTTGTTAGAAGAATCTAAATATTTTTCTGAATCAGGCTTAACAATAAAGTCTATTCTTACCTGCTTAATCTTTTTACCATTTATTTCTACTTCTCCAATATACTCTGGTTCCTTCTCTAAAGTAGTACCATAAATCTTTTCAAGAGCTGCTTTATTAGGATTTACTCTTAATACATTACATGCTGCTACACCTATAAATCTCTTGATGCTTACACCCTCATTACTTGTTTGTCCTTGTCCAAAAGCCATAATTTTAAATTTTTAAGTGGTTATTATTAATTTTAATTAGTTTTAATTAGTTTTATTAATTAGTTAAGAGATATTTCATTCTCATTATAAGATGTTCCCTCATTGTTATTCACAGAAGGCTCAAAATTAGTATCTTCTGCAGGAGGTACTACTGTGTCAGGATACTTTAATACCCACTTAGTAACCTTAATTTCTTTGCCTTCCTTATCTACATTAGTTTCTACTACTCTTGTAATAAGATCTTCAATACCAAATCCTCCTGTCATATCTTTTACAGGAGTATCAAATACTTCTATCTGCTTGTTAATATCCTCAATTTCTGCTAACTTAGCGTTAATAGTCTCCTCCAACTTTTGCTTCTTTCTAATAAGAGGTGAAACATTCATAGCTGTTCTCTTAAGACTTGCAATAAAAAACTTATTAAACTTGTTATCCATAATTATTTATTTAAATTGGTTAGTAATTTTTTTTTTGTTTTTATTAATTATTAATTAGCCATTGTAGTATTCTTGTACTTTATCTACTACATAGCCTAAATCATTTGGAATGTAAAGGTCAAACATTCCTACAGGAGATTTTGCAGGATATACTCCATCATCATTAGTTACAAACTCTCTAATAGATTTCTTTTCTTTGTCATCATAATGAGCCTTGCCATAGAGAACAATTTCAAATTTTCCCTCTGGAGTTATGTAAGAATCCACCATATTACCAGTAGCTTTATACTTATAAGAAATACTGTCTCCATTTTTATCTTTGTATTCCTCATAGTGAGCTAAACAAATAATGTTCTTTGACTCTGGAATATTGTTGATAGCATCAAACACCAAACCCATATTAAATCCTATAACTTTAGGTGTATCCCAACCTCCCTTTAAAGCGTTTTTCATATAATAATCTTGAGACATATAATTCATATCATCTAAGACTATGTTAGTATAAGGAGAATTTGGGTTAGCTAACATATTAATGATATTAGCAACTTCTTTAGCATCGTTAGTTATAATTCTATTTCCTCTTGCTATCTCTGCTGTTGTAGTTACTACATACTTTTTGTTTGCTCCTCTAAATGGTAGGGGCTTATTAACACAACTTATAATATAAGTCACTTTAGGGTCTAATCCCTTTAAATTCAACTCTGGAATTTCTCCAATAGATGTTGTTTTACCAAAGCCACTTTTGGCTAATACTAAAAT